AATCAACTTAATCTGGAAAACGAACAATTACGAACCCGTTTACGACATTTTGAATGCGGGGCCGCGTAATAGATTTACAGTATTATCTGATGCTGGGCCTATAATATCTCATAATTGCACAGCACCTACTGCTGGTCAGTTATTTGATGCGTTGTTTTCTGAGGTAAAGCATTGGGCGAATAAATTACCCGCGCCATTGCGAGATACGATTGAGATATTCAGTGATAGAATTGTGCAGAAGGGTGCTCCAGAGAGTAGTTTTATCTCTGCGAGGACTAGTTCTGCCGAGCGTCCAGAGGCGCTCGCCGGTGTCCACGCCGAGAATGTTTTGCTCATCTGTGACGAGGCTAGCGCTATACCCGAGGCAGTTTTCGAAAGTGCCGCCGGTTCGATGTCGGGGCATTCCGCGACGACCGTACTGATAGGCAATCCGACAAGAAATACTGGATTATTTTTCAAGACCCATCATCAGTTGTCTTCTGATTGGAAGACGATGCATGTGAGTTGTTTAGATAATCGTTTAGTCGCTACGGACTTTATTAATCAGATTAAGGCGACTTACGGCGAAGGCTCGAATGCCTTTCGTGTCCGTGTTCTGGGTGAGTTTGCCCTTAGAGACGACGATAGTTTAATTGCCGCAGATTTAGTCGATAGTGCTATGACGCGGGATGTTGTTATTAATACTGCCGAGCCGATAGTTTACGGCGTTGACGTAGCCAGGTTTGGTTCGGATAGAACTGTTATCTGTAAAAGGCAGGGCAATGTAGTTCTCGGTTTCCGGCATTGGTCTGGTGAAGACCTAATGGGAACTGTTGGCCGTATCGTGCATGAGGCTGGATTAGATAAGCCTACAGAGATTATGGTTGATAGCATTGGGTTAGGTGGCGGTGTAGCTGATAGGCTACGTGAGCTTGGCCATAATGTTCGAGATGTTAATGTTTCCGAGAGTGTAGCTTTAAACCAGCAAGCTGCTCGGTTGCGTGATGAGTTATGGTTATCTGCTAAAGAATGGCTGGAAACTCGAGCGGTTCGTCTTCCTAAAGACGATGATATCCGCGCCGAGCTAATTGGCCCGACATATTCATTTACAAGTAACGGTAAGATTAAAGTGGAGGGCAAGTCTGAGATGAAGCGCAGAGGACTGCGCTCGCCAGATTTGGCCGACGCTTTATGCTTAACATTTGCCGGACAAGGCGCATTAGTTGGTGGCAGAGCATCCAAGTGGATACCTGGCCAGCCTTTGCAGCGTCGTGTTTCGATATGCTGATAGGATAGAAATTTAATGGCCCGTCGCAGACGCCGCCGTATGCAGTCTGAAATGATTGCATCGGACGATATCGCTATGTCTAATATTCCGGCAAACCCTGCCGATGAAGATTACGCGGAAGATATGTCTGAAGGTGGGTATGAGGATGACGCTGAGGAAGATGCTGCATTAGAACAGCGTGAGCCGATGAGCGAGGAAGAATATCAATCTCGCATTATGACGGCTGTGCAATCGGCTGAAGATTATATTGATACCTTTATTACCCCGCAAAGAGTTGAGGCTGCAGAGTATTATCGTGGCGCACCTTTTGGTGATGAGGAAGATGGCCGGTCTCAGATAGTATTGTCTGAGGTTAGGGACACTATTCAATCAATCCTGCCGAGCTTAATGCGTATCTTTACGTCGGGGGACAAGGTTGTTGAATACATGCCCCGCAGAGCCGAGGATGTAGCAACATCTGACCAGGCGTCTGATGCGGTTAATTTCATCTTCCAAGAGATGAACCCAGGGTTTCAAATTCTTTATAGCGCATTTAAAGATGCGTTATTAAAGAAGACAGGTATCGTCACTTGGTGGGCTGAGAATGACGATAGAGTTGTAGAGAAATGTTTCTCCGGCCTATTGGAAGATGAAGTCTTACTATTCAGACAGCAAAATCCAGGTGCTGAATTTACCTCTATTTATCCAGAGCCCCAGGCTTCGCCGTTAGACCCAGTGACGTATAAAATTTACGTCCGAATGGTTGATAGGCAAAAGAGATATCGTGTTCGCGCTTTACCGCCAGAGTGTTTTATTGTTGACCGTAGAGCGAGAGACTTAGACCAGCATTTTGATATTTGCGGATATCGGGATTTAGTTCCTGTCTCAGACCTTGTTGAGATGGGGTATGACCTCGATGATATTGTAGAGCATGGCCAGCCTGGAGATGACAATCTCTGGATTGCTCAGATGGAAGAGCAAGAGAGAAATTACGGCTCACAGTATCCAGACCCTAATAATGACGAAGCACGTTTACGGGTAAAGTTCGCTAAGCTCTATATGCGGATTGATAAAGACGGCGACGGTATTGCTGAATTAAGATGCATTCATACAATTGGCTCAACGTGCTACGTTTTAAAAGACGAAGTTGTTGACCATGTGCCGATAGCTATTTTCTGCCCAGACCCAGAGCCGCATACGATATTTGGCCATTCCATTGCAGACATAACAATGGATTTGCAGAGAATTAAAAGCCACGTTTTAAGAGCTACGTTAGATAGTTTAGCTCAATCAATTTTCCCTCGGACTGTTGTTGTTGAGGGTCAGGTTAATATCGACGATGTTTTAAATAAAGAAGTCGGCGCAATTGTCAGAGCCAGACAAATTGGCGCAGTGCAAGATATGTCCACCCCATTTGTTGGACAGTCTGCAATGCCGATTATTAACTATTTAGATGAAGTAAAAGCTCAAAGAACTGGTGTTACACCAGCAAGCCAAGGGCTAGATGCCGAGCTTCTACAATCTACCACAAAAGCCGCCGTTACGGCTCAGATAAGCGCAGCCCAAGAAAGAACCGAGTTGATTGCCCGTATCTTCTCAGAGACAGGCATGAAACAGTTATTTACCGGCTTACTCAAGCTCGTAACGCGGCACCAGGACAAGCCCCTTTTAATTCGTCTCAGAGGTCAGTGGGTTCCTATAGACCCCACCACCTGGGACGCTGATATGGACTGCACTGTTTCGGTAGCATTGGGTCGCGGTGATGACGCACAGCAAATGGCATTCCTTACGACAGTGGCTCAAAAGCAAGAGCAGATAATTCAAACTATGGGAATGAATAATCCTTTAGTTAAATTATCCCAATATCAGAATACATTAAGTCAGATTGTCCGTAAGGCTGGATATAAAAATCCAGATGCTTATTTCTCACCAATTACGCCAGAGCAAGAAGCTCAACTAGCGCAAGCACAAGCAGCTGCACAGGGTCAACAGAAAGACCCTAATCAGTTGCTGGCTGAAGTTGAAATGGCCAAGGCCCAGGCCGAGACATACGCCAAGCTACAGTCACTCGCCATTGACCGCGCTCAGCTGCAAATTGACGCTGATTTAAAACGCGATGAGATGGAAGCTAATATAATTCTAAAAGCTGCTGATATTGCAGCGAAGGGCGGCACGCCAGTTGATTGGGCGGCGATTATTGAAATGACCCGCCGTCCTCGCCAAGACATTCAGCAATTAGCGCAAGCCTTAATTGATAATGAAAAGCTGGCCTCTGTTCAGGTGCTTTCCCAAATCGGGATGAATGCTAATCAGCAGCAGCCGCAACAACAGCCCCCTACAATGCCTCAACCTATGGGGACGGCATAATCTAACATGACTGATGATGAAATCATCCGCTTGGGTCACTCAGCGGAAAGCATACTTGCGTCCGAAGCATTCAAAGTTGCGATGGAAGATTTAGAAAAATTCAACATCGAATGCTGGGCGAATGGTCAATTCAAGACGCCACAAGAACGAGAAGAGGCATACGGCCTCGTTCGTGGCGCACGCACGTTCAAAAGCAAGCTGGAGGCGATGCTGGCGAACATGAAACTCAGCAAGGCACAAGCTGAACGGCGCGTTGAACTACGCCGCTAAGCACGCCAGTTGCTGAGCAACCCCGAGTAATACAATGGTTGATGAAAATCTAGCCGATACGGCAAGCGAAAGCACCGGGTCGCTGGAAGAGGCTACATCTGCGTTTGAGGCAATTCTGTCGGGAAAATCTCTCGAAAAACAGAAAGCGCCAGAGAAGAAAGAAGTAGCTAAAGCATCGTCTGAAGCTGAAGAAGTTGACGACGATAACGAGCCCGAAGACCCAGAGACGGCGTTAGAGGAAAATCAGTCCGAAGACGAAGGGGATGAAGGCTCAGACGACGAGCAGGATGAAAAGGCCGAAATCGATACCGATGATAAGCCAATTGTCACCCTTGAAATCGAGGGCAAGCCAATTGAGTTTACCAAACAGGAATTGAAAGACGGCATTCTCCGGCAAGCCGATTACACCCGCAAAACACAGGCTCTTGCTGAAGAGAGAAAGCAGTTTTCGACTGAGATAGAGCAAGCGATAAAAGAGCGTCAAATCTACGCTCAGCTATTGCCTGCAATCACTCAGCAATTGCAGTCATCTATTCCGCAACCGCCGGATGCGTCACTGATTGATACAGATCCGGCACAATATCTGAAGCAGCGAGACGCTTACGAGCGTAAGTTAGGGGATTATCAAGCAGCGCAGTCAGAAATGCAGCGCGTGCAAGAAATGACTTCAGTAGAGAAGCAACGTGAACTCCAAGCCTATGTGCAGAGTAACGCTGAAAAGCTCACTGATTATGTCCCTGAGTGGAAAGACACAAAATCTTACGAGAGAGACAAGCCAAAAGTCAGGTCGTATCTAAAGACCAGGGGATTTTCCGATGAGGAAATCAACCAGGCTTACGATGCGCGACTAGTGGCGATGGCTTATGAGGCCATGCGCTGGCGTGAGTTGAAAAGCTCAAAGCCACGTCCTGACGCTCCGTTAGAGAAGTCTATCAAGACATCACCTCCACCCGCACGCCCTCAGACATCGCAAACCAAAGCCTATGTTGAAGCGAAGAAACGTCTCGCAAAATCCGGCAGCGTCCGTGATGCGGCGTCTGTCTTCGAAAGCCTTATCTAAAGGAACTTTAAAATGGCGAAGGTAACTAATGCCTTCACGAGTTATTCCGCTACGGCTAACCGTGAAGACCTCTCAAATACAATCTACAATATTGACCCCTTTGATACGCCTTTTATCAGCAGTGTTGGTAGACGCAACGTATCAAACCGTATCTTTGATTGGCAGACCGAAAGTCTCCCTAACGTAGACACGGCAAACGCACAGCTTGAAGGCTTTGAGCTTTCACGTTCGGCTGCTACTGCAACTGTTCGACTGTCAAACACGACGCAGATTTCTGCGCGTGATGCTACTGTTGCTGGTTCGCAGGAAGCATCTGACGCAGCTGGCAAGCGTTCAGAAATGGCGCATCAGATGGCCCTTATCTCGAAGGCTCTGAAGCGTGACATGGAAAGCATCCTCGTCGGCAAGCAGCCTCGCGCTGCTGGTAATGACACCACTGCACGCACAACCCGCGCTTTGGAGCACTGGATTACCACGAACGTATCAGCTGGCGGCACGTCATACGCTAATGCAGCTTCTGAGACGGCTGCTTTAACGGACGGCTCAACCTCGGTTGCTTTGACTGAAACGAATTTCAATGACCTTCTGCAAACGTGCTATGAAAATGGTGCAGAGCCGAAAGTTGTTATGGTTCGTCCAGTTATTAAGCGTAAGATTTCATCTTTCACTGGCCGCTCTGGTTCGCAGATCCCTGTCGGTAAAGCTGAAGCCGTAAATACGGTTGACATCTATCGCTCCGATTTCGGTGACGTGAAGATTGTTCCATCACGCTGGCTTCGTAAGCGCACCATTTCCTCGAAAGAGGTTTCGGCTGTGTTCATGCTTGACCCAGAGTTTGCAGCTGTTTCGTATTTCCGTCCGTTCCAGACGACGGATATTGCGAAAATCGGTGACGCTGAGACGAAGATGATACTTGCTGAGTATGGTCTTGAGATGCGTAACGAAAAAGCTCACGGCAAAATGCCTGACATTGCTTCTTCGTAAGCTAAGCTAACTTTATCTGACAATTGAGGGCTCGCTTCGGCGGGCCCTTTTCTTTTGGGGAATTAGATGTCTCAGAAGGTCATATACGACCAAAACGGAACCGTCACACGTGTTCTACACACAAACGATGATGGCGACCCTTGGGGCGATTTCACCATTGAGACAGTTGAGGACGTTGAGCCAGCTATTGAGAGCGCTGCAATTCTTGCTGACCAGCATGAAGCGCGCGGCGACTTAAAGCATGTTGCTCGGGTGCCTGTGCATATTGTTGAGCAAGCAATGCGCGAGGGCTGGTATCACGACCAAGCTGCCTGGCGTAAGTGGTGCAACGACCCAGATAATAAATCGTTTAGGGTTTGGAAGGGCAGAGTTTAATGACTGTTTTTGCAGACCCAACATTTAATGCGACATTTCAAGGATTGTGCAATAAAATTGCCGATACATTAAACAGGCAAGATTTAACTGCTGTAATTCCAGATTTTGTTGTGCTTGCTACATCACGTATTCAGCGTGATATGTCGCGGGTTAGGCATCCTTATATGATTGGCCGAGCCCAAGCTACGGTAATTGATAATTATGTCCCGCTTCCAAATGACTTTGTATCTATTTATCAAATTATGTTTCAAGATACGACGCAGAGCTTCGTATATATTTCGCCAGACCAATCTAAAGATATTTTAGCACGCGGGTGGAATAATATATCCTCACCATTAACCGATGCGGTGTATAATGATACCGGCGTCACGACATATTATACAATAATCGGCAATAGAATACGGATATTCCCGTCGCCAGGTCAGACTAATCCAGACCAGTTAGACCTTTGGTATTATCAAAGATTAAATCCACTAAATAATACAACGACGACAAACTGGGTCTTATCACGATATCCAGATTTATATCTTTACGGCGCTCTTGTTCATTCTGCCCCGTATTTAAAAGCTGATGAGCGTATCCAAGTTTGGGATAGCGCCTATCAGACAATTCTCAAAGACATAGAAGTTGAGGCAGACCGCGCAGTGCGGTCACAAACCAAACTCGTTGCTGCGCGCAAAGGCTTTTAACTGAGGACTTAAAAAATGGCTGTAACCTATAACGCCACACTTAAAACTAATCGTATGCAGTTAGTTGCCGACTTGATTGCAAGTAAAACAGCAGCGGCATCAACTGGAACGGCAACAACTGGCACGATTGTAATTGGAACATCCGCGCTTTCTGGAGCTACCGGCGTTCTTTGCTCATTCACGCTATCTGCAACGCCTGGCACTGTTGCCGGTTCTGTATTGACGATTTCTGGAACGCCATTAACGGCGACTGCATCTGGAACCGGAACGGCAGCGCTTGCTGAAATCCGTAACAACGCAGGAACGGTAATTGTTTCTGGCCTGACGGTAGGTTTAAGCGGAACTGATTTGATTATTAATGCTGTGGCTATTTCTACAGGTCAGACGATTACACTTTCTAGTGGCACCCTGACACACGGCTAATAGAACGGATTAAACGCTTATGGCTAAGATGTTCAACCGCGCCAGAATGTCCATTTCCTCAACTGGAACTGGAACACTGACGTTAAACGGCGCTGTGTTAGGCTACCAAACATTTGCAACCGCTGGCGTAGCTAACGGAGATGTCGTTAGTTATTGTATAGAAGATGGCGGTAACTTTGAGTTTGGTACGGGAACGTATACATCTAGCGGAACAACTCTTAGCAGAACCGTAACGCAGTCATATAACGGCACGACATACGGCTCATCTCCGATTAGCGTAACGACAAACGCACAAGTATTTATTACCGCGCTGGCTGCTGATTTAACGAGCGCTGGAAATATTACATCTGGCACATTAGGCGTAGCTAACGGCGGCACTGGCTTATCTACGCTTACGGCTGGTTATATTCCGTTTGGTAACGGAACCAGCGCATTCGGAAATGGAAATCAATTTTTTTGGGACAATACTAATAAAAGACTTGGATTAGGCTCTAGTAACGCAACATCACCGTCGAGAACAATACATTTGACTGAAGCTGGGCCTTATATTCGTATAGGGTTAGATGCTTCAAGTGCATATTTAGATATTGGACGAAATTCATCTGACGGATACGCCGAATATAATGCGGCTCAAGCATCTCCATTTAGAGGGCACAGATTTCTAAATGGCGGTAGCGAAGTTATGCGTATTGATAGCACAGGTAATGTAGGCATTGGAGTTGCGTCCCCTCAAACAACGCTTAACATTTCTGGTAACTTTAGATCAGACGCATATGCCGCAGATCAAGCTCGATGTATTATTACTCGTGCTAGTGGAACTCAAGCTTCTCCAACTGCTTTAACGGCTGGAAATATTGGTATCTATAATTTCTTTGGTTACGATGGCTCGGCCTATCGTAGTTGCGCTTACATTTTAGCTGGCGCAGAGCAAACCGTCACTAGCACTAACGCTCCTGGCTTTCTATCTTTTGCAACAACACCCGCGTCTAGCATTACGTCTGCAGAGCGTATGCGTATTGATAGCTCTGGTAATATTGGTATTAACTGCACTCCCACAGCAAAACTAGATGTTTATTCTACAGTAGCAAACCAAGCATCTGCTATGTCAGTAATAGACGCGGCTACAACAAGAATAACAAATGCTAGCGTTGCTGGCATAGGAACAGCAGCAAAATTAAATCTTAGTATTGCTAATATTGGTTCGGCGGTTGTTGAGGGGTATTACGCGGCATTTAATGGCAGCAATGATATTGGCGTTGGGTTAGCTTTTGGCACTCAGACTACTGCTGCTGGTGGTGTCGTTGAGCGTATGCGCCTAGATCATAACGGCAACGTAGGTATTGGAACTACAAGCCCCTCAACGGCTCTTGATATTGGTGATGGGACATCTGTTAAAATAATTCGCATAAATGCCATAGACAGCGGAACGGGTGGTGGTGGAGCATTATATATAGGTTTAGCTGGCACAACACGCGGAGCTTTTGGTAATACTTCTGCGCTTTTTGGTGGAACCTATACCAGACAAATGGCTTTATCTGGGTTTAACGGTCTTGCGTTTTATACAAATAATACTGAGAAAGTTACAATTGATACCAGCGGCAACGTAGGTATCGGGACTGCTTCACCAAATGTTAAGTTAAATGTTGTATCAGCTACAGACACTACTTTTGCCGTATTTGCTGGAACGGCACGCGCTGTTCGTATATCCACAACAGCCACAACAGCAGCTATTGAAGGTGTAGATCAAACTGGTGTAGCAAGCTATCAGCCACTTCAAGTCGGTGGGTCTGCGCTCAATTTTAGTATATCAGGCTCAACAAAAGCTACTCTTGATAGCAATTTCAATTTTCTTATTGGCAGCACTGCCGTTCGCGCAACGACTGCCGGAACAGCCCACCTAGACATCTTCAACGGCACAGCACCAGCGGGAACATTAACAAACGGCATTTCGCTTTATTCATCTTCCGGCGATTTCAACTTTATGGATGCGTCGGGTAATGGATATAAAGTCGGCTTCCGTAATATTCCGCAAGTCTCAAAGACCGGCGCTTATACGCCATCAGATACGAGCGATGTCGGCAAGCATATCAGCATCACAACAGGCGGCGTGACGGTCAATGCGTCGATATACAGCGCTGGTGATGTATTTACAATTTATAATAACTCTGGCTCTAACCAGACCATAACGGCAGGCACAAACGTAACATTCCGTCTTGCTGGAACTGCTACGACTGGCAATAGAACGCTTGCTCAATACGGAACAGCTACGTTGCTTTGTGTAACTGGCGGGGCTACGCCAACATTTGTCGTCTCAGGTGCCGGAGTAACCTAATGTCTGGCATACAAAATATGATGCTGGCTGTTGGTGCCGCACCACCCCCCAGTGTTAATTGTTTAATCATTGGCGGCGGTGGTAGCTCTGGCTCATTTATTGGCGGCGGTGGAGGTGCAGGCGGCTATGTATATTTAACAAATCAATCCGTTGCAGTTGGCACACCATATACAATTACAATTGGGTTGGGAGCCTCTGGAACTACATCAAGCACTGGTAATACAGGTTCAAATTCATCAGCTTTTAGCAATACTGCTTATGGTGGTGGTTACGGTGGTGGTTTCCAAGTTGCTGGTGGAGCGGGTGGCTCTGGCGGTGGTGGTGGTGGCCGTGGATCTGCAGCCGGTGGTGCAGCCCCATATTCTGGTCAAGGAAGTGTTGGCGGCGCAGCTTCTTCAAGTACGTCGGGTGGCGTAAATGCTGGCGGTGGTGGTGGTGGTGCAAACGGAACAGGCGTTCAAGGCAGTGCGCCTTATGGCGGCAATGGTGGCGTTGGAAAAACTAATCCAGTTTCTGGTTCCACGGCAGGCGAGAATGTAAGTGGCACGTATTATGTTGCTGGCGGTGGTGGTGGTGGTGGCAACAGAAACGCTTCAGCTTCCTCACCTTTTTATTATGGCCTTGGTGGGTCAGGTGGTGGTGGTCGCGGCGGTGATGGATTGTCTGCTCCTTATGCCGTTGGTGTCGATGGCACAGTAAATACTGGCGGTGGTGGTGGCGGTGCGGGTGGCTTCGATACTTCTCCAGTTGGTGGCTCTGGTGGTTCTGGTGTTGTTGTTATTGCTTATTCTTCAGCATACAAGGATGCCGTTTCAACAACAGGAAGCCCGACTAAAACAACAGCTAGTGGAAATACGATTTATACTTTTACGGGATCAGGCAGCATAACGTGGTAACTAATGGCTAGTTTTGTTGAACTAAATTCAGATAATATTGTTATTAGAGGCGTAGCCGTTAATAACGATGTTATTAACAATTTGCCTTTTCCTCAGTCAGAGCCTGTAGGAATTGCTTTTTGTCAATCTCTGTATGGCAGTAATACTAAATGGGCGCAAACTAGTTATAATTCGTCCTTTAGATATAACTATGCAAGTATAGGCTATACATACGATGAAATTGTTAACGCATTTATTCCACCAAATCCTTACCCATCTTGGATATTAGATACAACTGTTTATCAATGGAGAGCGCCAAAACCATACCCCAATGATGGTAAATCATATGGTTGGGATGAAGCAATACAGTCTTGGGTAGAAATATGATTGTTGAAAATCTATTTCCAATCCCAATAGGCTTTTTTAAATATAATGATGAACTTACAAGTGAACAAATTAAGTTTTTAACTGAACTAGAGCAGCGACCAAATAACGGAAATTATAGTAGCTCAGATAAATATATTCTAAAACAAAAGAAATTATCTAATGTAACAACATTTATTGAAAAATGCGCTCAAGAGTATTTTATGGGAACTATTAGCCCGAAAAATGATGTTAGATTAAGGATTACTCAATCTTGGATTAATTGGACATCTCCAGGGCAATATCATCATAAACACGCACATCCTAACTCATATATTTCTGGATGTTTTTATATAAATGCTAATAAAAAAACTGATAAAATATTCTTTTACAAAGAAGTTTATCAACCTATCAAATTCCCTCCGATTGAATGGAATAATTACAATTCTGAAAGCTGGTGGTTCCCTGTTGGGACTGGTGATTTAGTATTTTTCCCTTCTAATCTAACTCATATGGTTGAGCCAGTTGACGGCGAAAATACGAGAATTAGCCTCGCGTTTAATATGTTTCCTGCAGGCCATATTGGCGACGAGGATGAGCTTACAGCGCTTTATTTAGGTAGATAAGACTAAATATTCATATTGCGATTTGTGACAAACTGGAGAGCACCTAATGTCTGTTGAATACACTTGGCTCGTTGAGCAAATGGAAGCCTATCCACAAAAAGACGGTTTCAATGATGTTGTGTTTACCGTTCACTGGCGCGTAAACGGCGCTGATGGACAGTATGTATCAACAGTCTATGGCTCACAGGGCGTTACGTTAGATCCAGATGCAACATTTACGCCTTATGCGGATCTTACAAAAGAACAGGTAATTGATTGGGTAAAGGACGCAATGGGCCAAGGCCAGGTTGCAGCTATTGAAGATAATCTAGCTGGAATGATTGCCAATCAAATCAATCCACCTGTCGTAACGCCGCCGCTTCCTTGGGTCGCGTAAATCTAACAGAGGTATTTATGGAAAATCAAAAACTAAATTGCGAGCTTTCTTTAGCTGAATGGAATGTTGTTTTGCAGGCATTGAATGGAATGCCTTTCGGTCAGGTCGCAAACATTATTCCAAATGTTCAGACGCAATTAAATAACCAGCTTAAGCCAGCTGAGCAGCCGGTAGAATAAGGTAATTTAAATGCTAGGATTTTCACCGATAGCAGGCGCTGCTATTGCAGCAGGCTCGTCTGCGAATAACGGCACGATACTCCTAGCAGCTACCGAGGCTAAAGATACAGCGTTATTTAATCTAGGAATAGATGTATATATTACGCTAGCTGCTACCGAGGCTTTAGATACTGCCGCGATAACTGCTGACATAATTGCTGGCGCATATTTATACGCAACAGATAATCCAGATACTGCAGCATTTGTAATACAAAATATTAATATTGAATTAGTTGCGAATGAAGCGCCAGATACTGCGTATTTACTAGCAACGATGACCGGCACAGTAGCTATGGCGGCTACAGAGACGCCGGATAGCTACGCGCAAAAAGCATACATCTTATGGCTTGAGCCTGACCAGCCTGACGACCCAACAATCTGGGTGCCAAAGAATGACCCCGCACCTTACCTTACGACGGTGATATAATGGCTAATACATACACCCCGACATACAACCTTATTCAACCAGAGGTTGGCGCAGATACGAATGCCTGGGGAACGCATATCAACACAGACTTATCAACCGTTGATACGCATATGTTGTCACGCGCTCTGACGACATCACAGACTGCTGCTGGCCCT